AATTCTTGCTAAATATAAATCATCTCTATCTGATTGAGATAATTTGTCATAAGTATCTGTTACTACACCTAACCCACCTCTATTCAATCCAGCTGGTGCATACCATGGTGCTGCTACTGCATCACTAAATGATAACGCTCCTGGAACTACAACTGATGGCGGAACAAATTCTGGTCGATTATTAGCTGGATTATTTATTCTGACCCATGGATAATAAGTAGATGTATAATTTGAATCAATTGAATTAACATCATTGATAATAGTTGATATTGAATCTTCTACTGCATTTGAATCCATTACATAAAATGTATCTTGTCGGTCTTCTACCAATTCTCGTGCTTCTTCAGTAATAATTGGATGTAATCTATTAAGAATACCTGGTGTTACTAACATATTAATATCAAAGAAGTCGGTATTTGATAAAGCTGCAAATGCTGTTCTATATGCTGCGGTACCAGTACTAGTAGCTGTGCTACAATCGAATCCAAATGTATTAGATGATACTATATTTTTTCCTCTATATTTAGCTAGATTTGGTTTTGCTCCATCAAACCCACCTTGCATAGGAGTCATAAACTTTCTTGTATTAATTGAAACTTTATCAGTAAATGTTCCAGCTTCTAATGAAGCTTGTAATGAAGATGTATATGGTGATACTGCGTTAGGAAAATTAGCTGCTGTTGACTGATTAACAGATCCTAAATAAAAATCTTGATTAGATCCAGTAACTGCACCAGCTGTTGGTATTGGAGCTAAATAATTCAAGTTGTTAACATTTGTATAATCAAATCCATGATAATTTCTTGAACTATATAAACTTCCTATAGTTTGCGAATCTTGATATGATATAGCGTCTAAGTATAATTCTGTTGATAATGATCCGGATGGTATTGGAGAAAAAGGTGCTCTGAATCCAAATGGGATTGAAGATTTATCAACTACTTTTTCTGTTACTGCTTGAGTCACTTCAACTCGTATATATTTTGATAAATTAGGATATGTTCCTTTGTCATATATTTTTCCAGTATCGTTATCTATCTCTCTGTAATTATCACCAATTCTTCTTGCAATATAATTTGGAGAGCTAGGATCTAAATTACATCCTACATATGATTCAACTACTTCTGGTTGCTTGTCTGTATCGTCAGATATGAATGGTGAATTTGGTAAATTTTCATTATTAACTCTTCTTACCTCAACTGTAAAAGTACCATATCCATTTGGATCAGCAACTTCTGATGCTAATCTTATATCTCTAATTCCAACTTTTACATCATAATTTTCAGCTGTTCCATGTGATAATGTATGAAATTTAAAAAGATCAATTGATGCTCCACCTGTTATTTTCTGTGAAGTAATAAATGGTGTAGAACATTCTTTATATGATTCTTTAAATTTATAACTATCCAATATTCCTAATGACATTGTAACATGGCCAATTTGATCAAATGAAGAAAGTGCTGAATTATTTTCGTATTGAATATATGTTGGATAATCTACTGTTTTTGGATTAGTTCCAAATATTTTACCTATATAATTATTTTGGTCTGGATTAATTGATGATGATATAAAATCTGTAGTTGTATATGCGGTATATCCAGGTACATTAATATCTTTTCCTGCAGACCCAGATATTCTAATAGCAAATGATCCAGATCCTAAATCGTTAATAACAGAATCTTCAAAATAATCTCCATCTTCAGCTGACCCAGATGGTAACGCTGTTATAGCAGGATGTAGTAAATGTGTTATTATTTTTGTTGATCCTGATTCAGCTATAACTGCTAGGGCTCCGTTTGATAATTCATATCCGCCTTCATACAATAATCTTGTTACTGTAACAACACCGGCATTTTTCAAATATTGCTCAACAGTAAAAGGAATATATGAATCTTCTGTATGAGATCCAAACATTTCTTCAAACTCTGAAAATGATGTTATTTGTGTTGGAAGTTGAGCTGGACCTTTTGTTG